TCGATGCGCCTGGCCAGGACAGCTAAGGCCTCGGCCGACGCGCTACGTCGGAACAGCCGCATTTAGCTGCTGCCGTCCCAGGTGACTTCGAGTGCAGGGGCACTACTGGGAGACCAGAGTGTGCCCATGCCCATGTTCATTACCTGGAGGTAGGACTTCGTGGTTGTGCCGGTGTGCGTGCTGGTTACATCCAGAACGAGCGGGACTCGTTGGTACAGGGTCGTAGTGATTGACGGCGCGAAGACGCCCTGGCAAGTGCCCGCGCCGTCTGCCATTTCCCACCCGGCCTCGGTCGAGGTTATGTCCGCCCCGGCGGCGGGCGTGAAATCGTCGGTGTTGTTGACGCCAGTGATGGCCACGTTGGGGTCGGGCTTGAACCCGTCCTCGACGGTGCTGAACCCAACCCGGAACATCAGCTTCCTGCCGATGTCTGCGGCTGCGGTGGGGTACACAGCGGTCGCAAGCGATGTCATGTCCAGTATGTAGAGAACGAGGGGCTTGAGCGTGTATGCCCCGGAGGTGCCCCCCTGGCTACGGTCAGCAATCATTGTCTTGTCGTCCGCGCCTATTTTCCAGGTGTTACCCCGAAGCTCCTCCCGGCCTATGGCCAGCTTGTCGCTTGTAATGCCGGTGGTATCTGACCCGGCCGCGAGGTGTATGTTGTCGATAGACAAGTCAACGTACTGGTCAGAGTCCACGCTGTTCGCTGCGAGGTGGGCGTTGTCGATAGAGCCGTCAACGTAGTTGTCTGAGTCCACGCTGTTCGCTGCGAGGTGGACGTTGTCGATGGAGCCATCGACGTAGGCGTCGGAGTCCACGCTGTCGGCTGCGATGGCGGCCGAGTTCGAGACCCAGGTCATCGTGCCGTCACCGTCGGTACTCAGGACATAGCCGGCCGTCGTCGCGCCGGTCGATGCAAGGTCGGTGGTGACGACCGTCCCGTTGAGGATGTCGGCGGTCAGGCCCAGGTTACCTAGTTTGGTCGTTGCCATAATTTCTCCTAAGCGAACGTGACCGCGTTGGCCCCGTCTTTATCCAGCAGCAGCCGGCTTGAGCCGGCCGCCGCCTCAATTCGTACATATACTGATGAGGATGCAGTTCCCGTAATTGTAAACTCGATGGTGCCATCGCTGCCCTGCTTGACGATTGCGGTGGCCGTGCCAACGCCATCGAGCACAGAGCTGCCCGATATGGCCGCTGTAGTGGACGGAGAGGCGCTCCCGGTCGAGTCAGATAGGCTGACCCCGGCTATGACACCGTCGTCCGTTGAGCTGGCCCCAGTGTCCACCCCGCCCTCGATTTTCTTCAAAGTGTAGGTGACCGTGGCCGACGTACCGACGACCGCGATGGTGGGGGTCTGGGTCAACCAGGGGTTGGAGGCGACGGAGCTGGCCAGCGATAGATTCTGGATTGCGGTCCCGGCTGAGTTCCAGCCGAGCAGCTTGTTAGCCTCCGGCGTGGGTAGGTCGGTCGATAGTGTGCTCAGGAAATCGCTGGTGACCGGCACGCGCAGTGAGCGTGCAATGTTCATCTCAAGCTGTTGCAACATTCCTATGAGCTTATCCAGTTGGTCGTTCAGTTGCCGTGCCCGTAGTGGGCCGCCCTGGACGAAGTCACTGGTACGGGCAATCGCGATGTCACGCACTACCGTGACCACATCGCCCCCCGTCAGTCCGCTCTCGAATACTACCTTACCACCCCCCTCTTGGTTAATACCCGTTTCCCCGGCACCGTTACCCGTGACCGTGTAGTCATTGCCGGCCCCCTCGGTCTGGGCTACTCCGTTGACAAAGACGTCAAGGTCCGTGGTGGCAAAGATTGGCCAGGTGTAGGCGAACTCAGTGTTACCCCCGGAGGCCGTGTACTGGACCCTCGGGGCCTCGTCCTCAACCTTAAAATCTGGTGGTAACGGCATGCTACTCTCCCATCAGGGCGGCTTGAAGCCGGGCCTGCCTCGCGTCGATTCGGGCCTTGAGACCTGGGAACTCCTTCTTCACCAGTTCCTTGGCCTGGGCACGCGCCATGTTGACTGTGTGCATCAGTTGTTCGGATGTCTGCGACCCGGCCCCCGTGGTTAGCTTCTTGAACTTACCGCCGGCCAACTGCTCTTCGAGCTTCTGCTTGGCCATCTTGCCGGCAAGCTCCGTATAGCGGGAATGCTCCTCGCCGGTCAGCTTGACATGCCCGATGGCGGCGCGGGGTAATTCCAGCCCAACGTGATTGTCCACAAACATCTGACTGACCGCGTCGGGCTCATCCTTGCTGACGGCTATGGGGGATAGGAAGTCGTAAATCCAACCGAGCCCCGAGCTGTAACTCATCGGCTCACCCCAGATGTCCCGACGCTCGGAAAGGCCCCCACTGGCAAGCGGGGTCCGCTCCCAGGCCGAGTTCAGTAGGGACTGGAGGAAATCCCTCTGGGCATCAGGTACAATCTCGTCGCTGGTGCCTCGAATTTCGCGCATCTCGGGGTCAATCGCACGCTCGGTGTGCGCCACTAAGGTCGAGAAAGGAATCAATGTCCCGGCAAACCTCTGTAGGAACCGTTCACGTTCCCATGTCTCGTCGCCGGTCATGGCAGTGAACGCCTCGGCTAGGCCCATGACATACGGACGCTCGCCCATTGCCCGGAAGTAACTGAACAGCATGCCGGACATTAATTCTTCGGAGTCGGGTTCGCCGGCAAACTGGATAATCTCGCCCAAGTCGGCGCCCATGCCAATCAGCAACCCCAGCGGGTCCAGCCTGTTATACCGATAATAGCGCCCGCCTACCTTGAGGGAGTACGGCCTCCATCCCTGGTCTCTCAGGAATTTACGTAGGTCCTTGTCCGGCGGGCCGCCACCCGTGAGGAGACCGGCCGCGACCAGGGTCGCGCTTGTGGCCAGCGCACTCGAACCCAGCCCGATGCGAGCCCAAGCCTGCGCGGCACGGTTGCCGCCCGCCTTGATGTCGGCCCTAACAGCCGCGCTCCCTGCCGCTAGCGGCGTGCGCTGGAATGCGTACTTGGTGATGTTGATTGGGGTTCGCTTGAACGGCATCACTAAAGTGCCAAGGATGCCCCAACCCTCACCACCCATGAGCGTCTGGAACTGCTGCCCTTTCTTGCCGAGCTTGTTCGTGTAGGTCTGGTAGGCGGCGAAGTTCTGACTGGCGACCTTCATCTTGGCCGGCGGGTCGGCCATTATCTCGGCCATCCGTGCCGCCATTGCGTCGGCGTCCCCCTCCAGTCCCTCGGATGCCGCCTGGCGGTACGCCAACGCATGGAGTTCCTGTCGGTAGGCGACGGCCTTGAAGTAGTCGTCGCCGGCAACCAACATCCGACCGGAGAACCGAACGGCCTTGCCGAGCATATCGACGCCCTTACCCGAGATTGCCGCGGGGTCGAGCCCCAGGTTAGCAGCGCGCAGCGCCTCTGTGTCGCGAAGCTCCAGCTTACTCATTCCGAAGTGGCTCTTGCCGGTTCTCAGCGCCTTGCCCGCCAACACCCAGCCCTCGCGTGCCCCCTGGAGGGCACCCCAGAACATCGCGCGCGCCTCGGCCGCTCGGGCATCCCCGCCAGTGATGTGCTGGGAGATGACACCCATGAGCGCACGCTCGGGTATAGCCCACACGGCGGTCAGCAGGTTTGATGTTAGATTCACAATGTGAGTGACGGGGGCAGAGAGCAGGCCGTTAATCCATACCTCGAAGAAGATGTCCCTGAAGTTAGCGGCGAAGCTCTTGCGGACAGCCACGTTGACGCCCGCGTTGCCCGACGTATCGGCAATCTGCGCCAGCCTCTTGGCGAACTCGCGACTATCAACATCGCCGCCCTCCTGGTTGATGAGGGCATCGAGCGCCTGTCGGCGTTCGATGTCGGACTCGACATCGATAGCGAAGGCGTTCAATCCACGGGCCGTCTCGGTCTGCGCGGCCATGACCTCGCTTTGCAGGGCGTAATGGATGCCCCTCATTCGCTCAAAATTATAGACGTCTATGTCAGAGGAGTGCGGTGAACTCGCTATCTTGGCGAGCTTCACTAGGTGCTCGACCGACGCGACCAGCATCTTGCGGTAAGCTACCGCCTCTGGCCCCGTCAGCGCGTTCTGCCCCTTGCCCCGGCGGGCCTCCAGGTCCTCGGCCGTTAGGTTGAGTTCCTCGGCTAGCCGCTCGGTCTCCTCATGCGTAACCGTTTCGCCACCACGCTTGGCGTTGATGGCATCGGCGTCCTTGTCCAGGGTCTCGGCCAGGGCCTCCTTAATATCCTCGGCGGTCTTGATGCGGTCGAAGTTGAAATAGATTTTTGGCTTGCTGCCGTCGTAGGTCGGGCCGGCCTCTTCGACTATTGGGCCAGCCTCGTAGTCAGCAAGAACTTCAGCGGGGACCGGGTAGCCTTCAAGGATGGCGTCTTCGACTAGCTCGCGATGTGCCCGCTGTGCCCGCACAAAGAACTCACTGTCGTGTATGCCCTTCTGAAAAACCCCCCTCCTCTTTGCGTAAAAAGCCGCGATGTCGTTTGCGCTATACCCCTCTCTTTCGCCAATCGAGATGGGGGTGTCAGCCTCCGTGGGCTTGCCGGGCGTAGGTATGCCTGTGGCCTGATGGACGCGGCCAGCCTCGGCCGCCGCTACGAACTCTATGTCCGTCATCTGCCACACCCGTCGCGTAGCACCCTCCTCGGTCTGTTCAGCGGGCAACGTAGCGCCCGCCTCATCCTCATCAGGGGGGAAGGTCCAGTTGGGCTCGGCAGCGAGCACCCGCTCGGACTGTATCCCGCGCTTGTCGGCCTGCGATTTCAGTCGCTCGAATGTGGCCGACCTCGTCACCGTGCTGGCGCGACCAAGTACCACTACGCCGATGATGAGGTCCTGTTGAACGGCTGCCACCCGCTCATGTCCCGTTGCCTGCTCATTATTGGCGGCCACAAGCACGCCCTTAGCGCCGAGAGCGCGCGCTCGGGCAGTCACCCAGTCGCCCAGGTCGCCGCTGTTATAAGCATCCACACTCACGGCCTCGATGGCTCGGATGTGCATCTTTGAGTCCATAAAGAAGATTGTCACAATGTCCTCAGACTCGTTGAGCACACTGGCGGCCGACCATACGTCATCCGGGGATGTCAGCGCGGTCCCCAGTAGGGGGTGGTCGAGCGACGGGCTCAGTGCCGGGTCCGGGCCTTGGCCGGCGGGGTTGTCCTGCAACGACCACTCGCCGGAGTCGGGGTCGTACCAACCGAACTGCGCGTGATTAAGGATGACATGCCCGTGGAACTTAATGCTCTGCCCGCTGATGCCATCCCCGCGGCTGTACTCCTCGACGGCCTGCGTCAGCGCGTCATCGGTGGGGGAGTGCTGGGGCACCCCCGATGGGTGATTGTGCATCAGATAGAAACCGTCTGCGCCAGTGGCCGCCATGCCGTCGGAAATACGGCTCCTGATGTCGGAGCCGGTGCCAAACGATTTGATGTTAACCCTGTCCGGCAGGCGCGACGTCATGTCATGCTGGCCGACAATCACCCCGTCCTTGACGTAGATGACCCGGAGGGTTTCAAAGCGTGGGCTGCGGAGGATGTGAGCTGCGGCGGCTAGGTCCTGGGCGGACTCAACCTTGCGGCCACGGAGGTCGGCTACCCGGTCTTCGGCAAAACTCTCAGTGATACCGACAGCGAGTTGGTGGGTCCCGGTAATAGGCAGTTGGTCGCCAACCGAGTATACGTCGTGTCCGGCCTGTTCGAGTTCATCGCGAAGAGCTTGGCGAACAGTGTCGCTATCCGCGTCCGCGTAGCTGGGTCCAGCTTCCTCGACAAGGTCTAGCGGGGCCTGTTGTTCGGCTGGGGCAAGATGGTCGCGAACCCGGCCGGAAGCCGTCGGGATTTTGGGTGCGCCTCTACCGCTTTCAACGCCGCGTCGAAATCGCTGATAGGTTTTTTGCGCTTTGTCTCGGTCGTAGCCGACCCGTTTCCCGGCGATTTCTTCGCCGCGGACTTCGGTGAATTCGTAGTTTTCGATGACATCGTCATTCCTCCCTAGGAAATCCAGAAGAGCTAGAGTGTGTGTTCTCTTGCTATCCCAGAACTGTAGCACACTGCCGCCATCCGGGGTATCTGTCAAAGTGAGGCCAGGGAGGCCGGCAGCCAGAGCCCCCTCGGCTATCTCCTCGGCCGGGGCACTAAAGGTAACACGGTGGTAAAGGTCCTTGCCCTTGGGGTTGCCGGCAACAATCGTAATCCCGGTCTGATTTAACTCCGCCCCGACGACGGCCCCTACATACTTCAGCAGCCGCCACTGCTCCTTGGAATCAAGCTCGGGGTTGAGGGTTACATTGATGACGAATGAGGCTTCCCCCCTGTTGCCCGCATCCCCCTCGGTCCAGGCCCCAATGGCGGGCTGGGTGGCCTCCAGGGTGACGTCGCCATTAGCCCAGTCGTTAAGGGACTCGATGACCACATCCACATGCTGGCGGACCTCGACTGTAATTTCGGAGTCCCGCTGGGCCGCAGCCTCGGCTGGCGACATGGGTTCGCGCGCGCTAGTGGAGGCAAGGACCTGGGCTACTTGAGGGCCTTGTACTCCTCCCCCGCCAGCGCCAGTAGCTTCTCCAGTTGCCCCGACGCCTTGAGCTTCTTCACCCGCCGCTGGTGCTCCTGTGACATTTCTGAAGACCCTTTCGAGGTTCCTTTGTTCGATGTTTCTTTTTGCCGCTGAGCCATAGTCTGTTGGATTATCCCCCCATTTGTGTTGTTCGGCGTACCACAGAACTGCCTGTACGTCCTCCGGGTTCATCCCGAGCTTGTCAGCAGCACGCTGTAATGCAATTCGCATGTTGGCCCGTTCGGCCTCATTACGAGGACCGCGAACCTCGACCGTGTTGCCCTCGGCGTCGGTGGTAACACCAGTGCCGAAGGCCCGATTCCATGTGCGGGTGAACCAGAGGTCAAAGACATGTCCTCGCTCGCCGCGCAGCGCCGAGAAGAACTCCCCGCGCTTTGGCCCAAGGGCCGCGTACCCCATCTTGGTTTCGCCTGACTTGCCGGCGACGTTTCCGTAGTAGCGCAGCTCGCCCGGCTGGGCCTTGCCGGTGACCCCGACCGGGTGCTCGGTGGTGAGCCATTCATTGACGGCCTTGATGCTACCTAGGTCCGCCAGTAGGCGGTTCAGCATGGCGATGCCTGACTTGGGTTGGTCGTGTGTCCACGCCAATTTCTGCTGGCCATCGACAGTGAGTGTGCCGGTCGGGGGCACCTCGGGTAGTCGGTTGTACCCCCCTTCCTTCCACGCAGTATAGATGTCCATTGCCGCGTCGAAGTTGACGTTCGGGTCTACCTCTGGGGATGTAACGGCGAGCAGAATCTTAAAGAAGGTAGCGTGGTCGTCGGCAGCCAGCTCTGGGTGTATGAGTGTAGACAGCTCCTCCATCTTCTGGATGGCCAGCGAGTACCAACCGATACCCGTGAAGGTCGGGTCGGTCTCTCCGAACTCATCGATGTGAGCCTCGACCATCGAGACCATGCGGCCCACGGCCCGCCGGAGGACCCGCTGGCGTTCGGCGGGGTCCGTTGTGGTTGGGTCGTAGGTCCGGCGTAGTCGGCCCAGCTCGTCGCGGTTGAACTGAACAGCCTTGGCAACGGCGGGCTTGAGGCTCTCGATGTCCACCTCGAAGGGGACGGTATTGTCGCTCACCCGGAGGCCCTCGCTCAGCTCCTCCTCGGTAAGTCCCTCGTCAAGGGGAGCGCCGGGGTCGTTGAGGATGCGCTCTACTTCGGCCTCGACCTCGCCGAGCGGCCCTCCTGGCTCGTACCATGCATCGGTTGCCTCCTCGATACGACGGTCAATGCCGGCCTTAATCCCGGCCTGCTCGGCCTCTATCTTTCGCCCTTCGGCCCGTGCCGCCCGTGCCGCAGACCCACCAACAACCGGGGCTATGCCGCCCACAAATCCCCCGATGAGCGCGGCGTGGGGAGCGTTGCGAACGGCCTTGAAGAACCCGTCGCGGTCGAACTTGTCGTTGACCGAATCGTAGAACATTTCGGCGGCGTTGTGCGTGACCTCCTGCATGAACTCGGTGCCGGCTTCGGTGCCGATACTGCGGGCCACCTGAGCAGTGGCAGCCACGGCCTGACGTAGACCTGGCTTGCCTATCCTAGAGATGCGCCTTGCCGTCCTGAACATTGTCCCAAGACCGAGCGCCTCCCATGCCGTATTGACTATCAGGACCGGCGAACCGGCAGCGTGAGCTTTCTTGGGGTCACCAGTGACCGCCATGTTGCGTTCGTAAGTCTCAAGGTATTCGGCAAAGGGTGCCACCGGGAACGCGGCCAGGGACCCTAGGGCCTCGGTCACTTCGCCGGCCAGCGTACTACGGTCAATCAACGGGTCGGCAAATCCGCTTGTGGCCTGGCCCGCCCGCTCAAGGGCGCGGCCCGCCCCTGTCGCGTTGATAGCCGACAGGCCGGGGCCGTGGATGGCGAGAAACCTGCGGGCCTTCTCTAGTTTGCTGAGAGAGGGGTGACGCCAAATCCCTTGAGTATCGGACTCATGCTGTTGCTGTTTGCCAAGGCCCTCCATGCCCCGGCCCACAAAGTTGATTCCGCCAAGGGAGATGTTGGCAATCGAGTGGGCGGCGTAGTCTACGGCCCGGTGAGGGAGGGGGGCCTCGGAGCTAAACCTGTTGGCTTCCTTGGGGTCCTTGGGGGCCTTGGGGTCCGCCCCCCCGTCGGACTTGGGTTGCAGCCCCGCAGCTCGCTGCATCAGATTGTCGTACTGGTCGAGCGCACGCTCGGCCTCGATTAGGTCGTCGTATTCGTCCTGAAAACTAGGCACTACTCTGTGTCCCTCTTCTGGCCGGTGAACCCGGCGTCTCTCCACTCACGCACAATCCTTAGTTGCCGGTGGAATTCGGGTGGTGCATATGCGGGATGAAGGGAGAACCCTGCCCCCAAGTCCGTTAGCTCAGCCCAGAGTGCGTCCTCCGTGGCGTCTGCGTCCAGTATCCCATTGTCCTTGTCCGCCCATATCGCGTAGCGCGGGGGGGGGAGCGTGCGTGCGTCACGCTCAACCCTCATGTGCTCAAGGACCGATTCGGCTACCTGCCGAGCGACACCGGGCCTCTGCTCTGCCGAGTACTCGTCGAGCCGGTCGTTGAACTCCCGTAGCGCCACCGCGAGTCGTGGGTGCATGTCCCCCGGAGAGCCGGCAGTCCACCCGTCCTTCACATCGACCATAGACAGCAACCACCTCCGGCTTTCGGGGATAGGCCCGGTAGCTTTCTGGCCGGCGATGCTATCGCCAACCAATCCGTCCCGCGTGTCCCTTGAGACGCCGTCGCCGTTTCGAGCCGCTGCCAACACCTCTGCCGTTACATCCTCGCCCTGAGCGATACGCACACGGAAGCTAGCGACGAGGTCCGCGTCATCTATGCCGCCCTCCACAAAGAGGTCCTGAACAAACGTGGTGGCGAACTTCGCGTCCAGCGCCCCCGTCTCGACTAGATGCCGGACCTCGGCCCCGGTCACGGGACCGTAGATTCCGCTCGACGTCCCTCCGGGCACATCGACGACGCCCTGGTTTACTAGTCGGTACGTAAGGTTGAAGGCGGTTCGCTCCTGTTCCGCCTCTATTACCTCCCCCTCCTCTTTGTCGTTACGCTCGTTGGCCAGCCGGCGGGCGGTTAGGTCCTGGCCGAACCGGGTAACCAGCCGGTCGTAGGTCTGGGGGTGCATCTCGGGGGGCGGCCCGCCAGTGACAAACTCAGCGTAATCAATGTCCCCGCGCTCCCAGTCCCCGATGTATATCTGTTCGAGGAGGTCCTCGGCGTACTTGCGCCGAGCCTTCTCGGCCGCGTCCTCGTCCAGCACCCCATCCTGAACACCCACCGCGAGGACCTCGTGAAACCGAAGCCCCTCCTGTAGTACCGCGTCGTCCCGCGCCTCCGTGGAGAGGTCCCGGTCGCGGGCCACACTGGCCGCCTTGTTGTAAACGGCACCAATCGCGCCCTCCATCTGTTCGGCGCGAAACAGCCTGTCCCGTTCCAGCTCCCGGCCCACGATGCGATTGCGTGCTAAGCCCGCGCGGTAGTCGAACTCCGCGCCCACACGCTCGGCCACGCGGGGGGATAGCCCCTTGAGGGCACCCTCCCTGTTCCTCCTGAGCCGCTCGTTGAATGTGTCCAGGTTGTCGTCGGACTCAACCTCGATTCTTGAGACCGAGACGTCGGCCGCACGGGACTCCGTGATGACCTCCAGGTTGCTCTCGTCCTTGCGGTAGGCCGCCACCTCGCCACGGAACGTGTCGAGCGTGCGGGCTAGCTGCTGCCAAGCCTCGGCCCCGCCGGACTGACCGACGTTGATGCCGCCAGGTATCCTGGCGACGGGCCGCTCGAAGTCACCCTGTTCGGCCCCCTTGCCGGCGCGGGTGCGGGGGCGTCGTTGGAGAGTGGGCTGTATGTCGGTCTTGGCCATTTACCAGTTCGTGGGGTCCTTGGTGTCAATCGGCCCCTTATAGTTCTTCGGCGGCCCCTTGGTGTAGCCCGAGCCACCCCCGGACTTGGACTTGGGCCGCGAGCGGTACGCCTTCGTAGCCGCCGCCCCGCCCTCAAGCAGGGTGCCGGTTGCACCGACGTAGCCGGCCAGGCGGGCGTTCTTCCCGCGAGCCTTCGCAGAAGAGATGCGGTACTGAGACTGCGTCTGGGCGCTGGCCATTCCTATTTCGTGTTGACGCTTGATGTCCTCGGACGTCGCCATCGTTGAAGCCGATGTCAGCTTAACACCAGAGACCGACGCTGCCGCCGTGTGACTGGCTAGGTTCCCGCGCATGGCGTGCATCCGCTGCGCGCGCTCGGATTCCGCCCGTTCACCCTCGGCCTCGGCCTCAAGGTCGGCCTGGCCCTTGGTGGCCTCGGCGGACATGACCGACGCTGACGCCGATGCCACGGTGCCGATGATAATTGCCCAAGTGACAGGGTCGGCCATTAGAGCGTCACCTCCGTTTCGAGTCCGAGTAGCGTGAATGTGAGTGGGGACTTCTGCGTGACTGTAACCGTCGGCCTCCGACCCCAGCCCAACAGCCGGACATCAAAGACGCCAGTGATGGTATCGTCGAACAAGTTCGAGACTACCTTGATTTGCACATCCGCGGTCGGGGCGACCGCGAACGTCACTGTCGGTGAGGAATAGGTCCACCCGGAAGCCTGCTTGACGTCATCCAGGTAGACGCTCAGGTCGGCTGCCGAGTCAGCGGTCCAGTCGATGTCGAACGTAGTGTCCGCTCCGTCGCCTGTGTAAATCTTGTAGTCCCGGCTTCCAATTATCTCGTCGGGTACGCGCCAAGTATCGACATAGACATCCTTGGACCTATAGAGGTCGAGCGTGCAGTGGGATATTCGCTTCGTCTGGTTGATTAGCGGGCCTGAGCCGAAGTCTGTAATCGGGGGCATAGTCTCAACCGTCACATTGAAGGCCAGGCCCAGCTCCGCGTACTTGGTTGTCACCTCGGGTGAATAGGTGAAGTCGGCCGTGTTCACAGCAACGTCGTCGAGCTTGGCCGTCACCGTGGCGGCCTCGCCGTCCGGTCCTTCCGAGCGCACTGTGCAGGTCGCGCCGTTTAAGTGGTCGAGGGTCGCGTCACCGCCGAAGCTGCTGGTGTCGGCACCCGTCCCCACGCGCACGCCACAGTCGGTGAAGTAGTCCGAGTCGAATTTCTCTAGGGTCCGCACGGTGCCGGTGACATTGTTGATGTCGGTGCGTTGCACGATTGCGTAGAGCTGCTGGCCGGATGCGGCAACCCCCTCGAACGTATCGCCGTCCCTGGTCGTCCACTTTGTCCACGATGTGATGCCCTGGAACCGATTGGTGGTCAGGACAGCCAGGGTGCCGTCGCCATTGAGGACGACCGCGTAGTCGCCGTCGGTGTCGCTGAAGGCCGCCATCGCCGTGGGGCTACTGATGATGTGGGCCGAGAGGATGGATATGTCGTTGCTCTGGTAAGCCTCCTCGGTGTACTCGTAGAGGTACTGCCTCACCGAGCGGCCGGAGGCATCCACGAATAGCGTGGCCCCGTCGAGGTTGATTGGCTTGACGCCGCCGATACCGAAGCTCGATTGGCGTGGGAGCTGGAAGGAGCCGGGGGCCAGTGGCGGGTTCGCCGCGTAGAACTCGCCCCCGGTCGTAAACACCTCCAGATAGCGCCCGGAGTAGAGTGACTTGATTGCGTTGACTTGGTCATCGGCAATCGTGACATCAATGGCCTCGTCATCAAAGGAGTCCCCGGTGTCAAAGTTGTACCAGTCGCCAATTTGGGAGCCCCAGAGCGTGGCCGGTCGGAGCTTGCTGCCGCCGAACCAAAGTCGGTTCTCGTGGAAGGTCGTGGTCTTGGGCCAACCGCGCGTTGCCGACCACACTACCTCGCGAGCCGAGCCGCCCCTCTGGTCTTCGGTCGGGGTAATGTCGGCCCCGCTGCTGCCGGCCGAGCCGAGGTTATTGACCTCCTTAACAATCGTGTCGAAGTCCTTACCGCCATCGCCGCCGACGAACTCGACGTAGAAGCGGACAACGAAGGTCTCGCCCGTTGCGCCCCCGGTGTTGGGTAGCTCCCAGGTGACGGTCACATCGTTAATCGCCGGCATCCTGAGCAGCCCGGCCTTAATCTCAGCAGCGTTCGCGTCGTGGTTGTCGGAGGCCGGGTCCTTGTACCATATCCACCCCGAGTCCTGGCCCTTCATTTTGAGGATGTAGTTGTTGTGGCGCTCCTCAACCCAATCGCCAGTGAAGGTCAGTATCTGCCTCTCGTTTATATAGGTGCCGTCAGGCGAATCATCGTCATCGAAGTTGTAGTAGGGCATGTTGTCGATGGTAATGAGTGAGACGCTAAAATCCTCGCCGGCATCACGGACAATCGTCCGGGGCTGGTGGTCCTCATGGACGACAATCATCGTGTCGAGTGACTGCGTCCAGTTGATGTCCGGCAGTTGCGCGGATGTCCACGGCGTTACGAATGAGTCCACCTGGGCGTAGGGGTCGGAGGCGCGAAAGACCGTGGCCAGTAGGTGAGTGAAAACGATGACGTAGTTCTGGGTGGTCGAGAAGCTGAACGCAGCTATCCGGCTATTTGCCGAAGCCGTCAGGTCGGGAAGCGCCTTAACGAAGCGGGTGCCCGGCCGGCGTGTCACGCCGCCGAGCGGAATGGACTTACAGTTCGTTAGCTCCTTCGCGCCGCGATTGTACTGCTCGACGTCGGTACGCGATGCGAGCCGGGGCTCAAGAACCCCGGCGCTGAAGTTTGATTGGAGGTTGCTACTGCGAGCCACTAGCGGTCTGTCACTAAGCCAGCGTCACTCACGATGGCTACGGACGGTCGCTGACGACTATCAACGTGGCGGGCAATCCGCTGCTCACGCTCCGCGAGTTTGCTGAAGACATCCCACTTATCCGCGTTCTCGGTCACGGCTATCGCGAAGTCAGACGCCAGTTGGTAAACCAGAAATTTAACAAAGTGCGGGGGGAACTTGCTTTCAACCGGCCGCTGGATTGTCTCAACGAGCAGGCCGTCTGAGACGTTGGTGTAGATAAGCTCGCCCACAACCTCGTAGTTCGGGATTGAACCGCGCGCGCCGGGCGCGACCATGACCCGATTGAGGTGCAGGTACGTCGATGGGAGCTGGTATGCGTACTGCCAACCCTCGTTGGCCGGGGCGCTACTCTCCTTGGCTAATGTGGTCTCAACCAGCGCAAACCTCCACGGATAGGAGGCCAGGGCCGCGTCGAGGACCGTGGCGTAGAGCGTGTTGGCGACCTGTGAGGGTGCCGACTCAGTCTCTAGAGATGTGATGGGCGCTTCACCCAGAAGGATGAGAGCCCGCGAACAAAGTGCAACGTCTGTTAATGCCATACAAAATTAGGTAAGCGGCGACGGGACCGACCGGAGACCCCTATGTTTCCTATCCGGCCCCGCCGCCTGTCTAGCCGTTTAAAGCTAGACGTTACCTACTCGCACTTAGGTCTTGGTTCCAGTCCCACCCTCGTGCGTGATTTCCACGATGCCATTGTTGTCAATGGCAACCGCACCGGCCCTGAACTGGCAAGCAGTCAGGTAGCTTAACTTCTCTGGAATGAAATCCAGCGAGGTTTTCAGCTCTGCCCCCACAGCCATGCCTACGGCAGACTTGTGGAAAGCATACGCCTTCTTGGTGTCAGAGCCCGACCCGTCAGCGATGCCCGCAGCATCGCTAGTGACGCCCGTGCCGTCACCGACCATAATCACGTTGAAGCCGACAAGCGTTTGATTGTCGAGCCGGCCATCGACGATGGCCTTCGCGTTCATGTAGTCGATGCTGGTCAGGTTACTCTCACCAAGCATGTCATAGATAGCCGAAGCATGACAGACGAGAGTACGGCCCTCTTGAGGGACGTTGTTCTTGTCGAGGTTGTACTTCGCAGTGCGGAGCACATCCAGGTCAAACTTCTCGCCATCCGCGCCGACGGCCGCGCCCGTTGCGCCTTCAAGCGCATCGAGAACCAACTGGTCAGTGCGACGGTTGATGCTAGCTGCCAAAGCAGTAGCAAGCTCCCGACGCTCGTCGAAATTAATTTCCGTTAATTCCGCCCAGTCAGTATACGCGTGGGCAACGTAATTAGACGGTGTGCATGCGACCTTCGAGTGGCCGGCCGTCTTTCCAGGGAGGTCTGGGAAGCCGTAGTCGGCACCATCGGCACCCACAGCAGCGGGCAGAATACCCGAACCGGAGGCTGCGTTCGCCTGGTCCCATTCAATGGCGGCCATCGCGTCCATCTTCCTAAAATTGTAGATGTCGGCTTTGACGCCCGTGCGTAGCGTTACAGCATTTCTCAGTCGAGACTGAGTCTGCTGGTACGCTTGTTTTACTTCAGCCGCCCATAAACTAACGGCGACTGCTGGCAATTGTGCCATTTTGCGTCCTCGGGGTCTCCACAGTTATCGTCCATCACTAGCCAGCGGGTGTCCAAGAGGGCCGCAGCGTCGTGCCGTTGTATTCTCGTTCTCGGGCCTGCCGAAGCAGGGTGTCCGTGTAAACCATTGCCGGGCTCAGTGAGGTATCCGGCGGGGCGATTTACTCTTCCCCGTAGAAATTCTTAAACTTCTTCATCGTCTCGGCCTGGAAGATTGGGTCATCGACCCACTTGGGGTCGCCAAGGAGCGCGTGTAGTCGCGCCTCGTCAAGCCCATCTCCTGTGCCGGCTGTTGTATCATCCTTAGCTACAGGTGTAGCCGAACTCACCTTGTTAGTTAATACCTGAAAAAACTTGACCGCAGCGGCGGACGTACACAGAGCCTGCATGGTCGCGTAGTCCTCGGCCGGCAGATTAGCCTGACCCCAGTCCTGTAGGTCCTTAACCATCTGCGGCCCGTCGGCCCCGAGTGCCTCCATCTCGGTGTTCTTCGAGACGGTATTCTCGACGGCCAGGGCCGTCAGGTAGGCTTCGGTCAGTTGGTTGTAGAACGTCTGGGACGCCCCGTTGGTCTTACAGACCTCATCGATGGCGCTCCTGAGCGCCGATTCTTCGAGCAGCTCGCCACTGAGCCCTTCGGGCACCCTTAGCTCGTAGTCGCCCTCGGGTGCCCCGGTGAACCCACCGAGCCTGCCCTCAAGGTGGCCGTAAGCCTGGGCCTGAGCCTCAACGCTGGAGTACTTGTCACGCAGCCACTCGGGCCGGTCGCCCTCTCCCGGTTGCCCGTCGGACCACAGCCATGGGGCCTCCTCGCCCGGTTCCCCGGCTGGCTCGGCAGGGGTGTCCGGTGCGAGTAGAGATGAATCCTCGGATGCGGGGGTCTCTGGCGCTTGTTCTTCGGTTATCTCAATCTCTGGCATTACTTACTCCTATTCAGGCCGTCCTCGACGGCGTCTAGTATTTTACGGATAACATCGTTCTGGCCCTCGCGGAAGTAGCCCATGCTGGGGTCCTGTCCGGGGAGCCACGCGGGTTCGTCGAGATAGTTCTCGCGCAGTATCGCTAGCACCTTCTTGCCCGCCTCCGATGAGAAGGCCGCGGCAAAGGTGATGGCTACGTCTTTGATGGGCTCACTCATGGCAGGGTCGTGGTCGTGGTGGGGAAGGTGCAATCGTAGACCCGGCAATCCTTGTGCGCCGAGCAGGCTGACTTGAGCCGGCCTTGGGTGCAAGTGCAGCTCCCGTTGGTCAGTCCGTCATCGACGCAAGTGCCGCTGGGGCAATCGCCGTCGTCCACGCACGCCTCGCCTTCGTTCGTCCCGCTGGCGCAGTTCGACGTACAGCTACTAGCGATGCTCGAACACACCCCGTCGGCAAGGCCGTCAAGGCCCGAGAAGCAGGCCGACATGGCCTCGGCCGCGTGCTGGATGCCGACGTCGGTGTTACAGGAGCCCTTGTGCCCATCGGATGTGCATTGCGACCAATGGATTGTGTCGCGTAGGCAGTTGGCCCTGTTTTGCTCGGCGCAGTTGGCGGTGAAGTAGGCATCGAGGTTGAGGTAGCTGACGTCGTCCGCCTGGTCGCCGAGCTGGACGGCGATACGCTCGATGGCCTGCTGCCGGGCACGGTGCTGGCTGAACAGGGACAACCCAGAAAGGCCCTCCTCTGAGGCTGGCTGGGGGGCGACGATGATATGTGCCTTCTGTGTGCCGGTGCGGCTGCGGGCGGTCCTGACGATGCCCATTAACCCCCGCTCGTATTCAGCCACGGGGTTGGCACTCATGCAGAGCCCGCCCGAGCAGTTGGTCGCCCCTACGCAGCCAAGGGCACCCCAGACCGACGGGTAAGCCTTGTGCGCTGTCGCATATCCGGCGTGGTCGTAGCCGCCCTCGTCACCGGACGGGAACCCGCTCAACGAGCGAAAGCAGAACGAGTTGCAGTAGCCGCCCTCACAGTCGTCGTTCTCGACACAAAAGTCCCCAGCGTCGGTGCCCCCCTTGCAGCTACCGGCGCAAGCCCCCACGCACTCGCCGTCGTCGCAATCAGAGCCGTGGCAGTCATCGGCGTCGTCACACGCGACGTTGGTCCGGCAGTCCAGAGCCTTTTCGCCGCCCTTGTCCTCGCTGCACGGGCTGTCGCCCAGGTAGGTCCGGTTGCAGGTGCCCTTCAGCACCATGCCCACGCCATCGCCAATCGGGTCTAGCCAATGGTCGCCAAACGTCTCGTCGCCGTTGAAGTCGGCGTTGTTGATGCAGTACCCGGCTGACCCAAGCTCCTCGTAACGCGAATCAGAAATCGGCCGGGGGGCGGTGCCGCAACCGCAAGGCTTCCCGTGGTCGGTCCCGCCACGGCAATACCCTTGCGGGTAGTAGTCGCAGCTCCCGCCCGCGCACTCGTTGTCGCAGGTATTATCGGCACAGGTATTACCAGTCCCGCAGTCGGACTCAGAATCCGAACAGGTGCCGGTGCAGTCGGAGTCGGCCGTGCATGGCTCGCCGTTATCACAACGCTTGGTGCAGTAGACGCATGGGTAGCCAACGTCATCCCCGCTCGAACAATACGAGCTGGGCGTCGAGCTGCCGCCGAAGAGCGTGTTGACGCCGTTGACCAGCATCAAGTAATCGCATGGGCCGGCATCGCCAAGAAGCATCTGGCAATCCTGGCGGCCCCCGAGAACCCCATCCAACATCGGGCCAATCTGTTGCTCGACGTCGCCCAGCAGGGTCGAGCCCCTGGTACAGGTCATTATGTGCTCGAACTGCGTCATGTACGCCCCAATCAGGGCGTGCAGCTTATTGTCAGTTACCACACTATCTCCAGCGAGACAGAACCTTTTCTCTCCGTCACCGTTGATGTCAGGGACATCCGCCCGCGTCGGAGCGTCCATTTCAACCTCAATTTCCGCAACAAGCTCCGTAACTCGAACCGACCCGCCCGAGCCCCCTCGGTCGTACTGAAGGAAGGCGGCAGCCGCATTCGCATCAGCCACAGTCCACGCACCGGCATCGGGCGCGGCAGGTGCGAGAAAAAACTCCGGCATGTAAGGTTGATAACTGCCGGCTCCATTCCGATGTCGGGCCACGTTAATCCAGTTATAGGAGTTACCCAGGTCGCCGTGGCAGTTCGTGTCCGTGCCGTTCTTGAAGCACAGATTGAGCATCTTGTTCTTGCCTGTGCCCGACCGGCCCTGGTCCTTGGCCATCGCAACAAGGCCGACGGTTCTGAGCGTGGCTGTGGCGCAATCGTCAGCATCGCTGTCCAGGCAGGTGATGTCCTCCATCACCAGCTCCGCTTCGCCGCCGCCGCCGGTCTTATCGAACCCCTTCGACTCGTGAATCTTAGACTCGCCACGGTCCACGCAGTCGGTGAGGCAGTCGATGGCCTCATCCTCAGATGTGCAGTCGGTGAGGCCGCCGCCGCAGACGGACTCGCCGGCATCGCAGGTTCCGCAACCAAGTGCGTCGTCGATGTTGTCGAAGAAGGCCACCCCGCCGCTCCCGTCCTCACTATCCGAGTCCCACGGGCAGGAGGCCACCACGCTGGTGTGGCAAGTGCCGTCGGTCGAGTTATCATAGTAGTCACAGTAGATGCAGCCGGTCGCTGGGGGCGCTACATCTGCGGTCGGGTGTAGGTCGGCAATCCGCAGGGCCAGCATCGTGTCGGGGCTGGCGTCGTCGATGACTAGGTCGTCGAAGTTGATTTTCCAGCCGACCTCGAACTGGGATGCTGAGTCGCCGACCTTATCGCCGTAATCAATGAGCACGCCGCCGACCGCGTCGTCGCTGTCGGCATCGACGTAAGCCTCGGTCGAGCCCAGGATGAGCCGGGCGGCACTATCGTCGCCCACGATATTGGTGTGGCAGGTTTGGACGTCGCAGGTGCCGGCGCAGCCGGAGTCGTCGTCGCAGGTGGCTACGCCATCCTGGTCAACGTCGATGTTGAACACATACTCCGAGCATCGCCTGGTCACGCAGTCGTCAGCCGTCACGCAAGCGCCACCATCCACCGAGCACACCCCCTGCGGACGCGACCGCTTGCCCCTGGCAAAGCCGCCCTCGAAGAGCGAGCAGGTAATCCGGCCGGGGGTCGTGGCGTCATGCCCGACGACAATCTCGTACCATTGGTCCTCGGCCAAGATGGACATCCCGAAGGCTGCCGTAAAGCAACTGGCCTCGCCCACCGTCTCGGAGGTACAGGTATCTGACTCCATGCCGCCAGGTTCTTCCGGCTCGCACTCAGTCCCGTTATTAGTGCCACCCGAACATTCCGGGTTGTCGTCGGCATAGAGCAGCTCCAGTATGTACTCGCTCCCGGTGCCCGGCGTTGCACGAAGGAAGCAGCCCAAGTCGTCGTCCGCATCGCGGATTTCCATGACCGTAACCGCGTCCCCGTTCTCGGGTATCTCGGATATGTTCAGCAGGAAATGGGCGTAGACCTGGGCGGGGGCGCTGGTTAGCCACGGGGGGCCGGAAATCTCGACGTACTCATCGGTCTTAGTGGTCGGAGTAATCTCAAGCGAGCAGTCGTTGTTCGGCTCGGAAGCGCAGAGGCCGTGGCTGCCGCAGTTCGCGTCCTCCGTACAGGTCTTGCCGCGAAGGCCGCCCCGTGAGTCATGGTTACAGAAGAGGCCACGGGGCGACGGCAAGCCTGTCGTTATGCGCTGGTCGTTGTTATCGCCGTCAGACTCGTCGGAGAATATCGCGTTGCGGGCGTTGCCGTCGGACTCGCTGGCGGACGGCTGGACAACGTCGCCGGCCGAGTAGTGGCACCACTCGAACCCGGTCGCCATCACCCGTGCGGCCCATACGTCAGCCGGGGCGACGACCGCCGCGACGACAATGAGTACGGCTAGCCGCCGACGCATATAGCCGACGCGGTGATGTTCTGCCCGCCGCTACAGGTGCCTGAGCAGCTTACCTGCCAATGGACTACCCCGCCTGCGGGCACATCCTCTGTGGTCGTACTCACGCATGACGCGAGGGGGCTGGTGTCCTCGGGCAAATCGCAATCGACGGTGCTGGCCCCGTACACCAGCTTGACGGTTATTTCCTCGCCGCTGCCTGTCGCAGACGTAAGGGCTCGAATATCCGAAAGCGTGCAATCGATAGCCATCGGCTGCCAGGCGGTCGAGGAGTCCCCGTAGGCATAGACGCTCCCCGAGATGGCCCGGTAGTGGGTTCCGCCGGCCATGTCGCAGTTATTACAGCGCAGACTCAGCATCAGCGTCCTATTCGTGTCGTGATAGTTCTTGGTGGCCCCGTGCCCGGCCGCGGCCGGCTCGTTCATGGTGATGTAGGGAAGGCAGTCCGGCATCGGGGTGCAGGTGACGGACGCCATCTCGCGGTCAACGTCCTGCCGCATTACGTCGGCCGGCAAGTCGGATAACTGAATCTCCTGGCCGATGTGGTAGTAGCCCAGGTTGCCGGCGTTCGAGATTGTGACCTCGGAACCAGAAGCGACCAGGCTGAAGTCGCTGCCAAACTGGAGCGTGGCGACATCGGTGCCAACCGTGGCAGAGGTGGAGTCCTTAATGGCAAGTGCGCCGCTAGACTCCACCCCGTTAATTTCCGTCGGCGTGCTTGAGTTGCCGACGTAGAGCTTGTGGTTGGTTGAGTCCCAGCAGATTTGGCCTTCGGCTGTGGCCGCCGTACACGCGCCGGCCTGCTGGGGCAGGATGATGCCGTCGCCCCCGGCACCCGGCAGGACCAGCCCAAAGTCGAGCGTGTCGCCGTCGGCCGCCAAAATGTCGTCGCAGTCGTCAGCGGCGCAGCCGAATACATCGGTGATGTCGCCATCACCGCCGCCACCACCGCTGCCGCAACTGTCGCAGGCCCACGAAGAGGAGCCCGAGTCGTAGACGGCGCACTCGTTATCGGCGCAGCTCAGGCTTTGCAGCGTATCCCCGAACGGTGTCCACGCCGACCCGTTGTAGAAGCAGACCGTGTTGGCTGACCCGCCCGAGCAGGCGCTACCCGTCCCGTCAGAAAATGTGCAGATGGACCCATCGTTTGGTGTGGAGGGGGCCGAACCAAAGGCCACCGGGGATTCACAGCCGGTCCCGCCCTGCCACGGCTGTAGCGGTCGAGCGTAGGCGTTGGTCGCCAGCGCCAGGATGAGCGCGAGGCTAAAACTCTTTAAGATAGTCCGCAATGAGCACATCCTCGCTGGTTGCTGCGTAGCCGGTATAGAATCGGTTGTTCGCGCTGAACGGCTGCATGGCGAACTCCGAGTTAGTAAGTGAGGCTTGGGCCGTATCATCGTTAGCCTGTTCGAGCCGCTGGCCATTTAGGTAGACCGCGACCTCGGATGTGTTGCGGGGTGCCGTGGTGAGGTCGAAGGCGGTCCCGCCGGAGGTGGCAATATCCTCCCCGAGCACCACCGACTGCGGCGGGTGCATCGCGTAGTCGCATTGGAATACGTCTGCTGCGTCAGGGGCGATGCCGAACGCGACAGTCTTGGTGGCGACGTCAACCGAGAACTCAGTCCGGCCCTGCGGGTCGCTAGTGAACGTGCATCGCTGGCCGTTGAGGTACACGGCCACCTGGCTAGCATCGGCTGGCACCTGCTGGAGGATGAAGCTCTTGGGGTCGCCTACTACCGGGCCTGGGGATTCGGCCATCATGAGCTGCGCTGCGATGACCGTCGAGACGGTGCCGCCGGTCGAAGGCGGCGAGGTGGTGGTGCCACCGAAATCCTTGAGTCCCATTAGGTTATCACCGCGCCGTACAGAGTCACCGTGACCTTCTCTGCGGTGTTGGCGTATATGCCAATCTGGCCGGCCGGGTTGCCCATAGCGACGTAGACGTCGAAGACGACGGTCCCGTTGCCCGGCACGCTCATATTCCATATCAGCGCCGTGGTCTCGTCGAAGGTCCCACCGTCGTTGTCATGGAAGATTCGTACCGTGTGCGCGGCCGTGTCGGTGTTACAGATATTGATTGTGCGGACAATCGCCGTTTCGCTGGACGCGGGGGAGTAGAGGACGGCGGCCGTGCTGGGGGCCTGACCTTGGGCTAGTTGCTGCTCGGAAAGCGGCATCTACTGTATCGAGGTTAGTATGGCATAGCGTTTGGCCTCCAACGCCACCGCGTCGGTATCGGCATCGGTGGCGGTATCGGGCCGAACGGCTGTAACGGATGAACGGGCAGAGACCACCATGACGGCTTGAGGCCCAACCGTGGCGACGAGAGGGGCTGCCACATCCACATCGGTTGGCCGGGAGTGCCAACGCCTAAGACCCTTTCGAGCCATTAGCCGCCCTCTCCCGGTATCGCCGGCTGGGCTCCGAGAATCGCGGGGCCGGTTCCGGCGGGTGTAGCGGGCGGCGAGAGAGCGGCGGCCTCGGCCTGTTGCTGCTGGGCGGCCTGGGCCATCTCCTGCTTTATCTTCTCGCGCTCGGCCTTTGACCGCACGAGTTCCTGGGGAACGCCGAGCTTGCCGGCAACATACTCCGGTATGTCCTCGATGCGTGAAGTCCCGGCTGTCACCTCGGGGCCTAGCGCGCCGACAATCTGGAGGAATGATTCGAGCACCATGACGTCCTGCTGGTCTTGGACCTGGGCCAACTGCCCGCGGAACTCGACATCGACCTCGCGGCCGTCGAGCTTGATGGGTGCCATCTTGCCGCGACGTTGCAGGATTTTTAATGCCCCACGAATTACCGAAAAGACCAGCTCGTGCTGGAGCCTACCGAAGGACGAACCGATACGGCGCAACAGTTGTTGATTTCTTATCTGTAGCTCGGTCGCGGTGCGCGGTTGTCCTTCAAGGGGGGGTAGTTCCTGTACGTAGAGTTTCTCGCGGATACTTTGTCTGAGGTCATTTAGGACCAGCTCGCTGACGTCGAAGTTGCCGCCCAGCTCCAGCGGGCGAAGGCTGTCGGGGTTCAGGACCGGGATGATTGCGCCCGGCCGAAGCCTGATTGAGTGGGCGTTCAAGATGCCGTCGTCAACGGCCAGCATCGGTGCCGACACGGCCAGGGCTGCGTTACGCAGTACGAGTTCGACGACCTTGTTGGCGGTCTTGATGTCGGGGAGCGCCGACATGAGCGGCCCGCGGCCGTACTTCTCGCCAGTGACGACCATCCACCGGAAGATAACCCACGGGCTATCATCCAAGAACGAATCAACCGCCAGGTGGTTTCCTTCCCGCTCGATGACGACATAGCGATAGCCGCCCTCGGGGTCGTAGACCGTGCCCTCGATTAGACCGACGCGCTCGTCGCCGTTGCGCTCGATGAGGCTAGCCAGTGCGTCCGATACGCGAGCCTGCGGCCAGGTGCGCTGGACGTTGCGGGCCGGCATGGAGTACTCGCGGAACACGGTCTCGACCGTACCCATCGGCCCCTCCTCGACGACGAGCTGGGCCAGTGGCACGGCGGTGAATCTAAGTGGGTTGGTGTCGTCGCCTGAGTCTTGGACTTGCAGGGCTCCGGTTCCGACAGCCAGGTCTAGTAATGCTTCATGTGATTCGGTGGCCAGGTTGGAGTGGTCGAGGTATTGGAAGAGGACCTCGGTCTCCTTGTCTAGCGCAAGATTAATCTCGGCTCGGTGCTCCTCTGGAACATCGGTGCCGGCGACAAGCCGGACCCAACGCCGGAACGGCGGGATGAGCGCCTGTGACAGCTCAGACGCAAACGACTGGACGGCCTCAACGGCCGTCGAGTCAAAGACCTTGCCGTCCTTCTTCGCACCAGCAGCCTGCCCGGAAAATAGGTTCCTGTGGGGAAGCGCAAACTCATAACACTCACGCCAATACGAGGCCCACAGGTCGCGGCCCGCTGCGGCGGCCTCGAATCGCTTAACCAACTGGGCGGCATCGGACGGCTTGCCCCGACCGCGGCGTCGGCCACGCATCGCGACGACCTTGCCCTCGGGGACCAGCGTTCTCGCGTTCTTGGGCACTTAGTATGTCCCCAGCTTGCTGGTGGCCGCGGGCTGCGGCCCCCCGGTCCCGAGTTCGCCGCCGGAGCCCAACAACGACTCCATGCCCATCTTGCGCTTACGTTGGGCCGCCTCTTTAGCGGCGACCCGAGTCTCGTCGCGCTGGAGCTGCTCGGCCTGGGCCTGCTGAGCCTTGAGTTGGGCGGCGGTCTTCTTCGGCTTACTAGGTTTCAATCTCTACGTGCCCCTCTTTGATTAGGAATTTGTATAACGCATGCGGTGTGAGGACCCAGGAGGCATCGATTCCGAGAAGGTGCTTGGTGAGGGTGACGCAGTTGAACTGACCTCGGAGTCCCCGGCGGATGTACTGGAGCCCCCGGTATCGGATAACTTGGATGATGTGACAGTTGCCTCGTCGGGCCATGTCGTAAGGCAGGTTGGGGTATGCGTCGGTCGGTAGAACCGTAACATCTGTGTTGCAAACATGGGAATTAACTTCGGTCCATACACCCTGCTGTGCTCTAAGCGCGAAGCAATGTCGGAAGCCGGGCCGGGTGAGCAATCTCCAGGGCTGCCACCAAACCCCATGCCGCCGTGAGTCCTCTTCGCGCCAGTCATAGTCGGTGAACACGACCCACCAGTCAATAAGTGATTCTCCATAGCGAGCCCGTCGGGGCAGCAGGCTACCCGAAAACGTCGAAGTCGGTGTTGGCAATGATGGGCGCTCGGCCGGCATCGGCCCGTCTTGGACGAAAGACCGATGCGTAGTACCTGAACGAATCGGCAGCGTGACTAGCGTAATCGTGGACGGGCGTCATGCGCCACGCCTTGTTCTTCTCGTTCCACTCCTTGCGGTATGCCGCCAGCAGTTCGAGCAGCTCGCCGCACCGCTCCTTGTCGAACCAACATAACGGGAACATCCGCCGGGCCTGGTCGATGCCCTCTTGCACCTTGAGCTTCGGGGCGACCGTGACCCGGATGCCCATGCGGACGAGCATCTCCTTTCGCGAGACGCCAGTGCCCAGCTCGCGGACCTCGATGTCGTGCGGGGCGATGATGCGGCCGACCCGGACCTTGTGCTTGGCCGCGAAGTCCCGAATCCACTGGACGTAATGAGCGAGCCCCTCGCCGGAGGACTCGTAATACCCGACCACCCGAACCTCTCGGTCACCGAGAACCTGGAAGCAAATCAGCGCAGTCGAATCGTCCATGCCAAGGTCCATCGAAACCTCAAGGTCTAGCGTGGCCTCGATGGGAACATTGGTGATGCGGTTCTCAGCCTCGGCCTTCTTTAGGTCCTCTGCGTAGTACGCACCCGAGAGCGCGACATCCCAGTCCACGTAGAACTCCTGCTGGATGAGCGACTCGTCCATGCCGGCGATGCGCTCGTCCTCGATGGCCTCGGGACTGATAACGGGCGACCCGTCGGCGCGACGCGTATCGTCCACGCTCAGCCGCTGCGTGAACCAGCGTTCGGATTGTTCGGCTGCGTTAAAGAGCGTCCACCCCCAGTTCCGACCGCGCGGGGTGTAAATCATTATGGCCCACCCGTCGTTGTCGGCCGCAGCCAGGATTGGTCGGACGAGGTCCCACGCCTTGTCCATGTTCGTGCCCGGCAGCGAGTACTCACTGAAGATAACCCCGATTGGGTTTCCGCCGACGAGCTGGTCAACGTCCGAAGCTGACACAAAAGAGATAGTGGAGCCGTTACAGAGATGTATCCGCATCTCCGTGTTGTTGACCTGCGTGCGTAGTTCGTGGGGAATTGCATCGAGGTAGGGCGTGCCATCGCCGGTCATGCCGAACCAGATAGAGCGGCGCGCCTGTGTCTGGGTCGGGTATATAATCCAGTAGGAGCCGACCCGCTCCATAGCCTTAGCGCAACACAGGTGGATGGAGTTCAGGTCCTTACCCGAGCGCCGATGTGCCACGATGCACGCGCGCTTATACCCATCCTCGAACATCGCCTTCCAGAGCGGGCGCTGGTAGTCCCGCGGCGTGAACTTATGGGGAAGCTGGACGTCGTCGGCGTCGTGCGCTTCGGTGATTACTTCGAAGTCTTGGATTTCTTTTCCTTGGCGGCCTTAGCCCGGTTCTCGGCACTGACGACGATGTCGTAGTCACGCTGGGCCTTCTGCATCCGGGCCTCTTCCTTGCTCGACGGCTCAACGCCGAACGGGTTAGGGTAACTGTCTCTTAGGTATCTACCTGTCATATGGATAACTCCCTGGTGATGGTTCTTTAATCGCCTGGGCCTCAATGCCCTCGATTAGCTCGCAAACAAAAAACTGAATCTTTCGTAGGTCGGCCACCTGATGCTTAGGGCACGCCTCGCCCGGATGGCAGTCGGGGCAGTCATCCGCGCCCTTGAATCGAAACCGGGTCGCCAGCTTGACAATGCTCCCCTCGCGAAAGCCCATCTCGTTGGCCACGATATAATCGAGCGGCTCCATGCCGCCGTGGCGGTAGTGGCCGCCGTCACCGTTTACTCTGCTCACACTTCCCCCTGCACACCGGCTTCAAGCCGCCCTGCTTATCGTCGCGTAGATAGTCATACACCTTATCCTCTGGCCGGAGCGGATTCCAGCACCGATAGCAGTACGGGACATGCCCGAGCCGGTCGCGGATACTGCGGCGCGGATAGATATTCACGCCACAATCAGCTTGCCGTCAGGCAGGACGGTCTGCCCCTTACTGATTGAGCATGTGTATTCCGAGAAGCCGGACTTGCCAATATAGACAAGCCCGAACCCGTGGGTCCATTCGGCAGGTGAGCCGTGCAGGTAGGTGGGCTGGAGGCCAGCCAGGCAGCCTGGCGACCAGGCCACGCGGCGCTTATTTGAGAACGGGTCGCGAGTCGTCGTCGATACCTGCCGGTGGACATGACCGAAGACGACCGAGCGGGACTGGGTCAGTGCCAGCATTTGGGTGCTGCATTGCTTAGCGTGCGACCACCCGTGGCAGGCAATTAAATCGCGGGTAATGGGGTAGAAACTCAGGGCACCGCGCTCAACGTATGGCACCCACTGGAACGGCTTCTCGCGGTCGGCCGACAAGTGGACCCGTGGGCTGATTAGTTCGTGGATTGCTACGCCGGCCAGTCCTTGGCGTATCGAGTACCGCTCGACGCGGTACTCATGGTTGCCCTCGATGAAAACTATCTTGTCTGTGTTCTTTTCGAGGCGAGCGAGCAGCGCCTTAGCGGTGTCGAGTTCCGACTGGAAGTTGTGGACTCGAACCTCGGCGATTGTTGATGCACCCCAACTAGAAAACGTACCGGCATCGAGGACATCCCCAAGCAGAATCGTTCTATGCGGGCGTAAATACTCGTGCGCCTTCAGGCACACCTCCACCGCGGCCTCGTCGTGTGCGGGCACGTGGACGTCGGGGACCAGGAACACGAGGTCCTTATTGTTCATTGCCGGTAGGCCCCGATGGTGTCGATGACCAGTAGGCTCATGTCGAGGATGGCCAGCGACCACTGCTTCGTCGCCACGCCGTAGTAGAGCCAGCACCCATCACCGACCAGTGAGACAATAAAGCCAGGAAGGTAGAGACCGGATGCCAGCAACGCTCGGCCACCGAGAACAAGCACGGCACCGGAGATGGCAACCGCACGGTTATTTACCGAATAGGGCGAGGAGTTTGGGGTTATCATCCATCAACATCATCAATGCATTGCCGAGAGCCTGCACCACCTTCTCCTCAGTCCGGGCACCCCCCTTTAGCTCAGCGCGGAGATGACAAAATTCAAAAATAGCATGCCCGCACTCATGGATGATGGATTCCTTCTTGGCCTGGTCGGTCTGGTCGCGACAGATAACGATGAGCTGGTCGTCAGGGTACATCGAGCCGTAGTGATGGTACTTGCGGCCGATAATCTCGTTGTTCTTGAGCGAGCGTTTGTTTGGGGGGTCCATGCGCGAACGTGGCCAGCTACGGACCTGAAAGACATGACCGCAAATCTTTAGGGACCTCGGGAGCCGCACTACGGCGCGTCGAGGTCGCGCTTGAGCGCCATGACCAACTCCTCGATAGCGTCATGCTTTTCGCAATCGACCATCTCCGAGTACAGGACACTCTCAATGCCAAGAACGCGGGCGGCAATCGTCAGACCGAGCTGGTCCCGACGGTCACCCTCGCGCGTCTGGCGGCGCACAATCTGCATCAACTCGCCGGCCGTGAAGCCCTCGCATGATGAATCACTCATAAGTAATCGTATAAACGGACATTAGCGCCCCGTGAATACCTAAAAAATCAATGTATTGTCCCGTTGCCGGGGCCATCGGAGCTGCCGGGGTTGGTCATTTGGTCCTCGATAATCTGTATTTCGAGGTCGCGGACGCACTCCTCGACCGACTCGAACACTTCCGGCTGCTGGTAAAAGACCTTACACTGACAGGCTAAGCCTAATGCGAAGCGGTGCAAGGGCAGCTCAATCACGGCTAGCTTGGGCTCGGCACCACAACGCCGACAGGCCACCTCAATCGACATCGAACTTGTCCTGTAGGAGCCGATACTGGCGACTCCTCTGCCGGCGAAGACGCATCAGGACGGTGCAATCCCAGCAGCGCGCGACTTGCCACTTTATCGGCTTGCGGCAATTACGGCAGAACTTGCCCTCTACCTGATACCCATTAATCCTCGTCGTCACCGAGCCAGTCCTCGGGGTCCCCCATCGCGTACACGATGATATGCATCGCCCGCATCACACGGGTGAAGTCCTCACCGTTCAATAAACCAGTTAATCCAATCAAGCTCAGGAATGCACGCATCGCGTGCTGGCCCTCCTCGGTAGTCTCGGCAGCGATATTCTCGACCAAGGGCACCACCTCCAATAGGCGTTCGGTCAGGGCACTCATTTGGTCATCGGACGGCCGGCGCGCCACCACGGCGGCGGCTTATTCATGGTCGGCCTCCTTGCGACGGCGTGATACATCCCAGCAAACAAGCGCCACCAAAAAACCTATCGCGTAGCCAATCAAGCCAGCCTGCCACGGGTTAAAGTCAAACACCGCACATCCCGCCGCACTCGTTTAGAAACCCGAAGTCCATCTGCTTGTCGGGCACATCGAAGTCAATCTCGTCGATGGGGATTCGGTCGGGGTGCAGGTACGGCAACCCGCTGAGCTTGGCCGAGCCGGTGTTCTGCTCGGCCGCCGCCTGTAAGTCCTTCTCAAACTTGACGATTCTGGCCCACTCGCGTGGCATTTTTGACAATCGGGACCACTCGGTCAGGTCATGAAACGGGCACCAGACACAACTCGACCGGGGCGGTTCGGGATAGCCGTTCAACTCCATCCACCTCAAGCAGTCCTGTCGCGTCATGCGAAGGTCAACGAGAGGATGAACGATTTCAACCCACAGCTCATCGCTGGACCTCATGCGCTGAATTTCGTCCTGCGATATGCCTATCCATTGGCGGACGCGGAGAACCTTCGTCTGCTTTCCGACGATGCCCGCTAATTCGCGTGCCTTCTTTCGGAGTGGGGTTATCTTAAAGTCCTTCGTGCAGCGGCGTCCCATGAGGCCCGCCCCGTCGATGTGCGCGGGGATAAGAGACTTCGTGTAGCGGTTGCCTGTTTTCTTGCTGGTGCGAACCCTCAGGCTCACTTCTTCGAGGGACCCCCCGGCCGCCTTCACCTTGTGGACGGGGAACGGGAGCTGTGGGATGAGTTGCTCTAGGTGGTCGTAAACGTGCTGTGGCTCGCCGCCCGTATCGGCAAAGATGGCCGCGTCCGGCATCGGCGTAATCTCACCCTTGGCGGCCATGAGCGCCATAGTTGTCGATTGAACACCCGCCCCTAAGCTGATGAGTTCCAGCACCTTGGGCGAGCCCTCGGGTGGGACCTTCTTCGGGTCGATGTAAAAATTATGGACAGTTGACCCCATCGTTACCTCCCATTCGGCCACCATGTCGTAGCACGCCGGTTACTCCCGCGGCTGGGCCGCGCCTCCCCCCGGCGGACCAGTCCGCGCTTCTCTAGCTCGGGAAGCCGACGGGCTACCTGATAGTAGAGGGTCGTGTCCGTGCCGGCCAATTCCCGGCTGGTGTCGCCAGGCGATGACTCGACAAGGCGCAATACACGGGCGTGGAGAGCCCCCCGAGCACCACTGGTGACCAGGGCTAGGGCAGCCTCCTTGGAGGGCTTAGGGTCGGCCCTACGTGCAGGTAGGTCGAACAGAGGGCCGAGTCGGGGTGAGTA